GCAGTCACCAGCCCATGATGACAGGTAGCTGGCTATGCCGTTTAGATAGTAGTGCTTCGCCAGATTGTATTCCGTGTGTTCCACGAGGAATGGAATCGGGATGAAGCTCATCATACGCGGGCGGCAGAAGCGGGTTGGTATCAGCGCTGTTGTCGTATCGACGGAGCCGCCGGATGTGATGGCACCCAAATCCCAGAGCGGGGCACCCACGTAGCTGTAAGTGTTACCGTTCATCTGGTAATCGTATGGATCGTCGGACAGCCAATACGGCACCACACCTTCAGGAGGGCCTACGCCAGCCGAGTCGGCATTGATGTTAAGTACCTTGGCTGGATTGCGCTGGCCGTAGCCTATGACGAGGCAGAGCTTGGGCGGATTGAGGCCGAGAAGGAAACCATAGGCATCTTGCAGATGCTTGACGTACTTCTTGACACCGGAATTGGCTCTGGCTTGCGCGTGTGTATCACCAAGCGCGCGGCGATCTGCGTAGGCTTTCTTGTGAGAAATCATCGCAGATGCGCAATATTCGTAGATGGCCTGTGTCGATGAGCCGTAGCTCGCCATCGTCGCGTTCTGGCGGAAATAGGTGAATGAGCGGTCGTTAATGCCGCCCTTGTTGAACAGAAACGTATTGCAAGTCGAGGCCATCGAAGAATACATCGCCGTCGCGATTGCGGGGTCAGCGCCCGCCGCCAGCGTGTAGATGTATGTTCCCCACTGCCAGCAATCACCAAGGTTATAGTTGGCATCGTGGAAGGTTTTGTAACTTGCGGTTCCGGTCAGATTGTACAGAATGCCGGACGCTGCGGCCTTGTACTTGTTCAACTGCGCTGTGGTGAAGCCCTGAATGCTGACGGTCGATGCGTCGTGGATCGAGCGCCATGCGGCGGTTGTGTAGGTAAAGACGCCTGTGTCTTTTGTGTAGGCACCGAAGCCCGAGGCATCAACGGCAGTTGTATTCGTCGAATCATAGACAACGATATTGTTGCCGCTCTGACGCAGGCAATAAGTGTTGCCGTTCAACGTTGCATAGCCGCCAGTGAAGCCCGATGCCGTGACCTGCACGCCGTTGACATTGGTGAGTGGCAGATACCCGTCCGGGCTAGTGACGAAGGTCAGCGGATTGGCCGAGACAAGCGAAACCGGCTGTTCGGTATAGAGCGCCTTTGCGGCGGTGTAGAAGTCTGCCGGATGCGTGCCGCCGGTCACTGTGTCATAATAGGAAATCGCAAGTTGCGCCGATGCTACCCAGGTATTGGAAAGTTCAGTGTGGCCCATTTCCTTGAGATGCCACGCCAGCAGAGAAGCCGCGTAGGCATACTGAATGGAAGCAAGATGATCGGGCGCAAGAGCCAGCCAGTTATAGTTGACTTCCCAGTGCGGTTGTGGAGCGATGCGTTCCACAAAATTGGCCAGTCCGTTGTTATACTGGATTGCCGAGATAATTCCGCCGTCCACGGCTTGCGTGCGCCGTGCCATGTCGAGATACCAGATGGCCGCGTCCAGTTCGTCCGAGAACAGTTTGCGCGTATAGACGCCACCAATGTTGACCTTGGAATCCGGGAAATTGTGGTTCGTATAGCGGGCATTGAGCGGGATCAGCGCCTTCGGCCCGAGCATATGGGTCAATTCAACGATATGGCTGAAGTCGAAGATGCGGTCATGGTCGCCGGCATCGGGATAGCCGCCATACAACTCAACCGATGCCGTGCCGTCGAGGAAGCGGGGGCTTGCCGTGACAGTCAGACGGCCTTGTCCTTGCTCTTTCCAGAACATGTGCGGGATTGGCGAATAGAGGATTTGCGTGACGTTCTGCGCTCCAACCTTGGCAGACGGACCATGCGCGGGACCGCCGAACCTGTCATCGACGGTCATGCCCATGCTGGTATTGTAGAGCGCCTTGAGGTTGGCTTGCGCGGCGCGAGCCCATGCCGCGTCATCAATGTAGATTGGGTCTGAGACGCCAAAGCCGGGAATGTAGAGGTAATATGTCCCATTCGTCAGCGTTGCGGCGGAGAAGTCCATTTCATATGTGTGGACGCCTGCGTAGTTGGGCGCATAGTTCTTTGTAACCTTGCCGCCGCTAGACCATGCGGTTGCGCCTGTCGTGTTGATGTTGACGTCGATGGTGAAGTCATCGATACGGGTTGCGGTGGGGCCGATGTTGCTTGGAGCGCCCTGATAGTAAAGCAGCTCTGCACCGCCGCCATAGACGCCGCGAGTGTAGAGCACGCTGCACTTGTCATTCGTTATGAGTCCGTGCGGCTGAACTGTGGTAATCCGCGTCGGGTTGCCGGGCGTGACACTCGCAATGTCCACGCCGTACTTGTGCGGGTCTTGGCTCATGGTATCGAGCGAGCCGCTGTTCTCAATCGTCGTATGAGCGAGACGCAGAACCGGAGCGGCCCCGGAATCCCAAACCTCAGTTCCGGCGCTATTGATGATCTTGAAGCTCGATATTGAATAGTCGGTTCCAAAGCGCATCGAGCCTTGGTTCGCGCCCTGCGGAAGGTACTGGCAAAGTGTCGCCACCTTGCTTTCGTCATCAGCCTTGTGGCCGTTCTGGTTTACGCCAATCGAGCAACACCGTGTCACCTTGTCGTTGATGACGATATTCTGCGGCGCGATGCCCAAGCCAGACGGGAAGGTGACGGCATATGTGCCGTTGGTGAATGTCGTTGAAATGGCCAGATAGACGCAGAACGAAAACGCTGGAACATAGCGCATGTCATCAGTCGTTGCGCCATAGGCAGCGGAGCCCACTTCGTAAGGGTTGGTTTCAAACCCGATGTCTGTGATGGTCTTGCCCGCAATCGTGTAGCCGCTCATGTCCCAGGCACCGCCAGATGTGGACCTGTCGCCGCGAGGGCCGGGGAAATAGTCGCAATCCTTCACGCGGTCGAGGTTGCCGCCAAGAATATACTTGCGCGACGTTCCAGTGCCAGATGACAGCCGAACCATTGTCGCGCTGCTGCCGGTGTAGGCAGGACCGTGCGCGCCGTTGTAGGGCTGAACACAGCCAAAGCCGTTGCCGCTGTCGATGAGAAGCTGGAATGTCGCCCCACTAACTGCGGTAAGTCTGCCGGTCGTGTTGATATCGGATCGTCCCTCTGCTCCACAGAAACGGACATAGGTGTTCGTCGCTGGCACGTTGCGATCTGCGGTAAATGTCGCCGGGTTTGCATTCGAGACGCTGAGGATGGTGAAGCGCTCGAAGACGCCACCGTTCTGCATTTCCGCAGCCGTTGCATCCCGGATTGGCGGCTTGACGATATTGGGTTCGCGAAACTCGAAGCGAAGGACGTTATTCGCTGCGAGCGTCGTCTCATAGAGTGTCATGGCCATGTGTTACGGTCCCCAAATCGCGCCGCACGCGGCAAATTCTGTGTTGACTGCGGCGGTCACTGTTGGATTGAGGTTGCTGCCATAATGATGGCCCGATGCGGATTGGATTGTCCCCGAACCACCAGACCATGTATCGACGTCAGTCGTGGCTGACGGGAATGTCATGGCTTGATTGTAATGGCTGGCGACGGAAAGAATCATCACGCCGCCGGTCGGAATGTCCTGCGTTCCGGTGCCGTTGCCACTGGCCCCGCTGAAGAGAACTTTCGTTGTCCCCGATCCGGTCGCATCCTTGTCGGTGCCGACCGGCGTGGCGTTCATGCCCGAGAGAATATGAACAACAACATCGATATTATAGATGTTGCCGGAAGACGTGACCACAATCGACTTGGTGCCGCCGCTTGTGACGTCGATGCGGTACATAGCTGTTTTGGAGAAGCCGGTGTTGTGCACCACGACAAGTGTGGCTGAATTTCCTGCAACCGTGACGCCGGTGACGGTGTTGCCCGCGAGCGTCTGGAAGAAGTTGATACAGATGACGGCTGTCTTGGTGGAGGAAATGGTCCCGAAGTCGACGGAATGCGTTGACGAGGTGGATATGCCAGCGTCCCGCATGTGGTGACCGGCATAGACAGACGGAACCGCTGGTGCGTCTGTCGTGAAGCCATCGGCGCTTGAGACGTTGGATTGCTGCGCTGCGATGTTTTCGTGCATGTAATGGGCATAGTAAGCCGTCGAAGCCGTGAGGCCAGTAAACCCGCCCGTGATGGTCTGTACGCCGCTCCCAGAGACGGCCTGCGATTTGGCGACAACCGCAGATGCGCCAAGATGGTTCTGCCCTGCCTTGACTTGCGCCGCTGTTGGCGATGTGGAGGACGTTGTGATGACAGCGTACAGCGTGCCGCTTGTGCCCGTGGTCGATACCGAACCGCTTGCAGTCGTTTCGCCGGTCGTCGTGTCAACGGGGCTTGAGAGAACAGGAGCTAGTGAAACCAGCGTGAACGTCGAGATATTGCTCTTGCCGACTTCAACAGACGAACGCTTCAGCCAGAATTGGACATACCAGGTGCCAGCCGCCCAATCGCCGCCGAAGTCGAACGCTGTGTCAAGCGTCAGCGGCGTGATGCTGGTGATGGTCGCGGTTGCTGCGGTGTATGTCACCACGCTGGAGTCCGACGCCGACCGGCGCATTTCCACCACGTCATTGACAGCGAATTCCAGGCTATCCAGCGCAAAGTCCGGCGTGAGGTCGTTTGTCTCGCCATCCCATGTCGCCGTGATATTCTCAGTGACAGCCGCACCACTCTCTGAAACGAAGGTGACGCCGATCCCAAGATTATATCCCGCAACCAATGTGACAGGCAGGCCACCAGACGCCACAGACGTAACCGGAAAGCCATTCGCCGCCATGTCAATGACAGGCAAGCCACCACTCGCAACAATCGTGACGGGAAGCGCCATTACTGGCCACCCATCATGGCGTTACGCATCTCAGTCACGGCTTGTGCAAGCTGGCCGACGACTTCCGTCAACTGGTCGAGGCGATCGCCTTCCTGCATGTCCTTGGCATCCTCGCGGTCAACGGCTTCCGCATTGGCGCGGTGCGTCTCTGCCTTGTCAGCAGCATTGATAGCCGTCTCGGTATCGCGGCGGTTCATGTCCTGCTGCTTCAGCGTAACCTCGCCGCCCTTGATCTGGACTTCCTGTTCTTTGATGCTCAATTCACGTTCCTGCAACGCGAGTTCTTCCTTGGCGTTCTCGGCCTCGGCTTGCATCTTCATCATTTCCGGGCTTGGCTGTTTCGGCTGCTTTGCAACCTCGGCAATCTTGTCGCTGAATTCATCAATCGCCGTTTCCATTTCGCGACCCATGCGGAAGCCATTCGCAACCCATTTGAGTGTTCCGGCCACAAATGGGCCTGTCTCAGGCTGCGCCTGCACCAGTGGCAACGCCTGCGCCATGAATTGCCCAAGTGCTGCCATCGCCTCGGTACGCATTTGCTTGTCGGCTTGTTCATCCGGCTGGATCGTAGAATTCGTCTCAATGTCGAGGACGAAGGGCCGAACCTTCTGTTCCTTCAGCAATCCCACAACCGCGTCAAACGTGATGGTCTGTTGCAGTTGTTCAATCTGGCCTTGCGCCTGCTGAAGCAACTGCTGCGCCTGTTCCGGCTGCTGCTGTGCCATCGCCATGGCCTGCGGATCGCTCATGGCCTGTTGAACCTGAGCCATGATCTGCTGGATTTGCATCTGCACGTCTTCAGCGGACGGTATGTCGTCAACCTGTGACATGGCCTTCAGCGTTTCGGCGCTGAAGTTCTCCGCCATGATTTCAGCGGCAATCTCGGTCATCGACAACGCGAGGCTGATCATTGCCTCTTGCCGGTCACGAATGCGAACGTTGCCGTACTGGCTCTTGAGTTGCTGCGCGCCAAGCGTCTCGGATGCATCCGTCGATCCGCGCATGATGTCGGATATGCCGGTGATCTGATACACGTCCTGGATAAGCTGCTGACGAAGCGCAATGCACTTCTCGATGGTCATGGCCACGTCAGCCACAGGTAGCCAGACAACGCTGTCCTTGAGGCTTGCAGTCCCCATTGCGCTCATGTTGGCAACGGGAATCAGGATGGCGTTGTTCTGCTGCGCCTTCATTGCAGCCTGGACCGCAGACGACAAGTCGCCGTTGCCAGCCGCATAAAAACCACGCAGCTTCATCCCATCGGACAGCGCCGAAATGCGCTCGGTTAGCTCGTTGATTTCCTTGATCTGGTCGCGGTAGTAAACAAAGTCAGGAACAGGCTTGAGCGTGTGCGGCTCTAGCGTGCCATAGGCAGGCTTGGGACACGGCCAGAAGCCCTGCAAATTGATGTGCGGAAGCCTGATGTCCAGAACGTCGCTGTCCTCTTTCTGGTTTGGAGAAACCCAGACGACAACGCCCTTGTCCTTGTGCCACAGTTCCCAGACCTCGCCTTGCTTCTCAACGTCCGAGCCATCGCTTGCCGGGTCTTTGCGCTCCTTGAGGTTGACGCTATCCCATGTGTCGGGAAACCGCTTCTTGCCCTTGTCCTTGGACAGCCAGGACCGCTTGGCAACCCACTCAACCTCAGACCACTTGCGGGACGGGCTGTGTACGAAGTCACGGCGCTCCACATGCTCATAACGCACGGCCTCAACGCCTGATTCCTCATCGCCGTCATCGCGCAGCCACAACACGCCACGGCCAACAATGGCCAAGTCATCGCGAACGCCCTTCAGCGGCTCGTCAACGTGTTCCATATCGAACGAGGCAAGCAGGCAGCGTTCAAGCACGTCAGCCGCAGCGCGCGGCAAGGGCTTCCTGCTCTTGAACTTGGGCGTCACCACAGGGACAGGCGGACGGGCATAGATCGAGGGCTTGAGAACCTCAAGATTGGCCCAGAATATCTTCATCTCACGCTCGCCGTTCGAGGCGGACATGGACTTCAGATCGGCATACAACTTTTCGATGTTGTCGGCCTTGTCGTGATACTCGGCAAACGTCTTCTCCGCTTCATTAATGAGTTTCAGCCACGGCTTCGCAGCACGCATTTCCGCAAAGTCTCCCGACTCGTCGGCTGACGTTCCTTCCTGCGGCTCTGTGGCGTCATCATCTGTCAAATCTTGATCCTCTTGGACGTCTCAGGCTCAGGCTCGCCAGGCAGTAGCACTTGCCCTGGCAGCGCCTTGGGCTTCACATCTGGCTTCCTGATCGGCTCGCCGGTTTCCATGCGGTCAAGCAACTGGCCAACAAGGCCAAGCGCATCAACCTGATCGTCGTGAACGGCCACGGGGAAGGCCATCATTTCCGCAATGAGGTCAGACCGCCACGGCGCATCCTTCGCCATGTAGAGGCCGCGCATTGCGATGCGTCCCCGAATTGACTGTGCGCGGATTGCCTTGTCGCCGCGCGTCGGGAATGTCTCGCGATAGATGTACGCCTTGCGCTCGATCTGCCGCTTGAGCAGAAACGGTCCTACGCCGCCCTTGATCTGTCCGGCTTCCTCTGCCCATCCGATGGGTTTCCATCGCTGTACGAGGTCGCAAAAGGCTTCCACCCATACATCCGAAGCAGTCTGTCCACGCCAGAGGTCCAGCAGATAAACACGTTCATCGGGATCAATGCCAATGACAACGTGGACGGTATAGTCTCCACCGTCCGACGTGACCGCGTAGTCTGATCCGCCGTAGATGGCGAGGGTGCGCGGATCGGGGAGCGTGTCAACGGCGTGGATCCATTCTGCCTTGAAATAGTCGCCCGTCTCTGGGCTTGGCCTCTGTTGATAGAGGGCTGACCAATCGCGAGGGCCGATGGCCTGTCTGATCTGTTCAAGCCGTGGGACGTCATATTGATCCGGCCACAGCGCATTGCCTTGAGCGTCGATGGCAGGAAGGTCGAGGACTTCCCATTGCTCCTGAGGATGCTCGCGGACAAGCCAGCCGGCCAAATCATCCATGTGCCATCGGGTTTGAATGACCACCACGCGGCCACCAGGCATCAAGCGCGTATAGGCTGTCGATGTGTACCAGTCCTTGGTCTTCTTGCGGATTAGCTCGCTCTCGGCTTCCTCGCGGTTTTTGACCGGATCATCGATAAGCAGCAAATGCGCGCCACGGCCTGTCAGTGGACCGCCTACGCCTACTGCGAAATAGGCACCGTCCTG